TTGGTGTTAGTGGCTCATTGCAGAGCCTGCCCATGACTCTTCTGCCTTCATCTATGACGTACTTTTGGCATGTGTCATACTTTTCTTCTGGGCCTTTTGGTATGCCTGCGTCACGTCTTTTTTTTTTGGTTTTTTTATTTTGACACTGAGCCACTCTTTTATTTTTTGTTCTGAGATTTTCTTTACTCGGAATGCATTGATTAGTTCTTGAACGCACGACTTGCCAACATTTGGAGTATCCAACATTTTTTGTTGGCTGACGTTATCCAAGAACTCATCGAAGGTCATTTCTGTTGCGTCCATATTCATTATTCCACTACGCAATCTTCCAGATATTAATAAATCTTTCATTATTTTAGCGTTTTTCCCACGCTCAAATGCTTTTTCAAACCTCTCTCCCATTACAACTCTACACCTTGCTTGTTCAAGACTTACGCCAAGCTCAGCGCCTATTTCTCGGAAAAGTTTACCTGACCGTCTAAGCTCCAGTGCGTACTGATTAAGGTCTGTATTTCTGTTATTTCCAATCATAATTTATCCTCCCGTTCATCGAAGTGGTGAGCCAGCCTGCGTAGCTCTGTTGCAGTTCCTTTGGTGATGACGCCCGTAAATAGTGGGCGTCGATCCTTTACGTGTACGGCCTCTCCTGCGATTACTTTGTAGGTCGTGTCGGTCAGTTCAAAAGTCAGGTGATCAACTTTGAACTGCTCTCGTTTAATTGCCTGTCTGGTCATATTCTGTCCTGACGTTTTGATATGCTTTTCGGAGCATTCCTCTGGCCTCTTCTAACATTTTGAGCGCGTCATTGAGGTCTGGGAAATCATCGGGCGTTATTTTGCACGACAACATATGTGAGATTGTCAGGTCAAGTTTTGATAAAATTTGACCCAACTCTTCGATGCGTTCTAGGCTCATAGAGTAAACCTTGATACGTTATGCGCCCAGAGGTTAAAGCTACATTTAGATTGCTCTGGGCTTCCCCACACTTCTGCCTTGGCTATTTTGCCTTTGCCGTGCATTCTAGCCAGATTGTTATTGATGTCTTTATCTGTTGTGGCTGTATGTTCTGGGTTGTCTTCGCGGTATGCTGCGATCACTTCGGACGTGATGAGATATGTGTCTGCGGCTTTTAGAACTGCCTTTAGGTCTTCCGCGATTTGTTGCGGCGTTTGTTTTTGCCGCTCAATAATTTCGGTTAGGACGCCATGTTCTGGCTGCTCTGGACTTTCCTCTGGCAGACTTTCCTTGAGCTTTACGCAACCGACTGCGCGGTATGGTATTGTTTGCGCCTTGTCTGGATGATTTGGCACGACTTCCATTAGCACTTGATCGCCTACGGATAGTTGCAGGAACCGTGCGAGATTGTTGGTGATGAAGGTATTTTGGCCTTCTGTGTTTACAGCGAATGCGCTGTAGTGCTGGGTGATATTTGTGATTAACCCGTGAATTTTTTGAAGTTCCATTGTTTTTTTCCCATTGATTGATTTGACGAGGGGGCAGTTTTTACCGCCCCCTTTCGCATTACATTTTTTCGTTGTAGATTTTTTGCAGCTTATCGAATGCGTAGACTGCTTCTTCGCGGTTTTGCACAAATGGAAGAATTTCTTCGATTGCGAGTTCACGAATTTCTTCTTTTGTTTTGCCTTTGCAGAGTTCTTTGACGCTTGGCTTCATTTTTTACCTCCTTTCTTTTTTGACTGTGACTTACAGATAGAGATTTATTTTATATGTTCAAGTTTTTTCTTTACTGTCTGCAAAGTTTATTTCAGTTTTTTTGCACATAAGAAAACCAACCTGTTACAATTATTTTTCTTTGTGTTGGTGATGAAATTCCTCTGTGTGTAAATGTCCAGTCGGCAGGCCATATAACAGTCAGTCCTTTTTTTGGTTTTACTTTTAATTTTTGATGGAACCACTCTGTCTCGCCACGATCACTCACATCATTAAGATATGTCATAAATACCAAATGCCTGTCACGAACCGCATTATCGGCTCCACCTCTTTCTGTGTGCCAAGAGTGGAAGCCTTGTTTTGGCTCATATCGTTGGATGTTTGTTGGTGCTGTCACTGCGAATTTGCTGTATTCAGCGCAAAAATTATACTCTTCCATATAACGATCTAAACATTTCTGAAGCTCATCCATATAACCACCGAACAGAATAGGATAATTGTCCAAAACCAAATCATTGCTTTCTTTGATTTCTTTATTAACAATCGATTCTCTGCTGCCACACCTTCCTTCTTGCGAATTATCTTTTTCTAAAATTGTTAATTTTGAGATTTCATCACAAAGATCAAGATCAATAAGGTATCCTCGTAAGAAGTCTGCACCTTTTAATTCTGTTTTCATTTCACTTTCCCCCTTAGTGGTTTTCGATTTATTTTATCTGATTTATCCCAAAATTTATTTCTATTTTTATAAAACATTGGCATAGGATCATCTCTAAATACCATGCCAGCGCCATAATTTAATATTGATTCTGAGAAGTCTTCTTTGCTTATGAGGTGATGTCTGATTTCTACTTTCCTTTCAGTCATTGGATGCATTATTACCATTGGCGTCAATGGTGGCACTCTAAATGTTACTTCATCTTTTTTTGGGCAGACGATATAATTCATTTCAAGCGCCGATTGATTTTTAAACTCTAATATTCCCGGCAGCAAAGTAAAATGCTCAAAAAAATCTCTTTGGCTCCAGATAGGTTGAGTGTAAGTAAAATATATCATTTCCCGCATTTTTATGACCCAAACTGAAGTTAGTTTTATATTGTGTCTTTTGTTTTGCGAGAAGCCTTGAAACTGTTCACAGGCATGTTGTTCAGAACCAAAGTCTTTGTTTGAAAATCTCCATTCATATTCATTGCCTTCAATTGAAGCGACTTTTACTTCAAGCTCCCCCCAAAGTGGAACTACAATTCCTTTGCTGTAATATTCTGAGAATGCTCTGCAATTTTTTATTGTTGGGCCTTTGGGACACATTTTTGGTGTGTCCTTCCACCAGTCAGGAATGTAGTTTTTGCCTTCAGATATTTTGGCATGGTTATACGCATATGTTGAATACGTGTAGCAATCCATTATCAGAGGTTCTTTATTTTTTTTAAACAGTTTCATCATCATTTTCCTCACCAATTTTTTTTATTAATTCCTCCAGTGCTTCTGTTGCTGCTGGATTGAAGATGGTTCGCATTGCGGCTTGATTGATGCGCCGAATTTCTTGGCGCACTTCTGTGAGCGTATCTAGATCATCTTGGTTCATTTAATCCTCCTTATATTCTTTGAGACAGATGTCAGCAGCGTTTTTTTTATCGTCCATTGCTTCAATAACTTTTACCCAAGCCTCTGAACACATATCATGACTGCCACCCATGCGTTTTAAAAAGCAGACGTGCTTCATGTCGCGTAGGGTTTGCTCCTCTACCATCAGAGTGATTTCGACATACTTTGTCACTTCATCCTCCTCCTGAGTTCGTCTGAATATGTCATGCCTTGGTCGGCATAGAAGTTTTCTTTTTCGGGGTTCCAGCCTTTCATGGCTTCCCGCGCATTGCGGCAGTCTTGGATGATGAAGACGAGGGCGTCTTGATCGACGCTCTTGGCGTGGTCTTCCCACTTTGCGAAGTCTTGTGCTGTTGCGCCACTCATTGTCCGATACCTTTCAAAAATGTTTGAGCCTCATTGATCCACTGGCTTAGAGACAAATGTTTTAGCCGATACACGTAGACGCTGTGATCATCGTAATCATTGATGTCGCCATTATCGAAGACGAAATAAAAGTAACCGTCTGAAGCATATAGATTGAGGTGTGGGTTACCTACTGCTTTGATGATTTGATTGCGTGTCATTATTCTGCCTCCCATGAACTAGCGCCGCCGCTCTCAAATCTTTTCATCAAGCCTTTGTTGCCAGAATGATAAAAAGCCCTGACGATTTTATCGCCTTTCATCAGGACAACGTGTTCGCAATATCCACCCCATCCATCGCTATCAGTCCAGCGTTTTAGGATTTCCCAGCCTTTGTCTTCAGCATCAGCAAGGACGCTGTCCATGCCTGCCAAGTCTTTTGCGGCTTTGCGCTCTGGGCCACCGTTTAATTCCCACTTTAAGTAGGCCAGTTCTTCGCGGTCATATTCACTAAGTTTTGTCATTTTTTTCTTCCTCTCTCTCTTACACACTACAAATAGATACTTTTACGGATACATCAAGAGCCATCGATAAATTATTTACTTTATTTTTTGCTTATTTATTGCAGATCAGTAAATGCAATAAATCAAACCGCCCTAAGTACCTTGTTTATATATATAATATTATTATTATTATTATTATTATATATATAGTGTATTACTGCCCCCTACCCCCTACCCCCCACCTATGTATGAGGGGGGGTGGAGGGTGAGGAGTATAGACGCCCCCCAAGGTACTGCAAAAATGCAATAAATACACAAAATACATACCCCGTTGAAATCATTGACAAATACCCCAATGTTTAGTGATGCAGTAAATCATGCAGTTAATCATCGCGACATTTGTCGAGTGCTTTCTCTGCCAGCATCGCGTAAAACTGCACACCCTCGCTGACATTAGCGATGTCTCTGATCTCCTCCAGTGCGCCCCTCATTATCAAATTCTGCTCGTAGATTTTTTTCCACTGCTCTCGCTCAAACATTATGCCCCCCCTATTGAATTGATGGTGCAAACCAAGCCATCGTCGGACGGCCCCGCTTACCCTCGTTCAGATTGCGGCACTCTATGCCCCTATCGTTTGCCAGCGCGTCCAGAACGTCTCCACGTTTGCGCCGATCCATATTTGCGAATGCCCCTACACCACGGGTGATCTGGCTCTCCGTGATGCCCCCCAGACCCGCGCCTTCGATCTTGGTGAACACTGCCTTGCAGCAGGCATCGAAGGGGCCATCGGCCATATTGGATCGAAACATTGCAATGGTCTCGGTAGCGTAAAACTCCACGTAATCTATCGACCACTGCATTGCATCCAGACCAATACTTTCCTGTCCCATTGATCTGGCAATGATAAGTGACAGGCGCATGGCAATCTCTCTGGATCGATTGTACATGGCCTCCAGTCCTGACCCTGTCTCTTTCCTAATGGCGTCCACCAGCCGCTCCTCGTACTGTCTGAGCAGCTTCTCAGCCTCTGGTGTGAACGGCACCTCAAACGGATTGCTTGGCATGTCATGTATATTGCCTGCATCCAGATCGCCATCGTGGGCGTGGGCGTGTTCTTTTGCCCACTTTGACAGGCGGTCTGATATCGACGCCACGCTGTTGCGCTGGGATAGCTGCACCCCGATTTCCGATTTTACGATCAGGAAGCGGTTCAGTAGGCCGCTTGCCACATCGCCCCCTCCGATTGCCTTCATAAATTCTGACGGCGTTGACATGCCCACTAGGGTCAGGCTTGGCCTCTTTACCACCTTCTCCAGCTTTTCGGCCTCAGACGCCTTCAGTGTCATAGTTGAATAGCCCTGCGGCCTCAGTGTGCCGTCCTGCCGACCAAAGCATTCCATGATGGCAGTCAGAGCATCAGCCTTGTGCTGCATACCAGATGCACTTGCGGCCTTTAGCTGCCTGCCTAGCTCATCGACCACCGCGACATGGACTGGCTTGTTGATGAGTGTAGACATCACCCCCGCCCCACTGGTGTAACCTGCGGGGCCAATTAGGTCTGTCAGGCCAGCCTGATCCAACATTGTTTCCAAAACAGTTTTGGTGTGTTCCTTTCCCGATCCTGTCTCACCAATATTTAGCAAGTACAAAGATGAGAAATTACGCCTGTCTGTTACCCAGCGCCTGCCCATCACCACTGATCCAAACGCTATGGCGCACTGCACGGCGAACTGGGGCTGCGGCTTGATGGCTGAGATCGAATAGCCATTGACCACATCTTGCAGAACACCGGGTATCGCCAGCAGATGATCTGGTATGTGATCCAGTGGCCCTGCGTCTGGCTTGGAAACAACTCTGGGTTTATTCTGCATTTTTTCCATGAGTTCTGTCCCACGGGCAAATATCTCTTTCTCGTCGGCCTCTGGCTCTTGCTTGATGTGCAGGAAGGCAGCGGCCTCGCGCACGGCCTTTGTGACGTTGCCTTGAAAATCGTACTGGCACCATAGCTCAAAGCAATCGAAGCTATGCTCTGAACTGAACGGATCGGACGCATGGTGACTGAAGGCGCGGCCATCCTCAAATACCTTGACGCCTGCCAACTTTGACGTGGAGTTGGGTGATAGGAAGCGATCCTTTGCCGTCTGCTTGTAGCCGTATTGAACTAATAAACTGTGCATATCGTGGGCCTGATTAAAGGCGTCGATCACGCTGGTGCCGTCATTGTTCTTGGGCCGTGGCTTTCTGGGTGGCTGATATTCTGGCTCACGCCGCCACGGGCATATGGATTGCATCTGTGGCCGAAATTTATCCCACTCTTTCCAGATTGTTAAAAGCTGCGGCGGTAGCTCTGGCAGGCCATCCCAGATTGATCGACCTGCCCACTCGTATGGACGGCCCGTATCTGGGTGAATTGATGGCGGCAGGACATCTTGCACGGCCCCAGCGCGAAGCTCAAAGACCACTTCTGTCTTGCGCGGATCGCCCTCGACAGGCCACGATATTTTGTGGGTGATTAAATCGGGCGGTGCCTTGAAGATCAGCTTGCCGCGATTTTCGCGCCCAATGATTTGGGGGGCCGACTGCATTAGCTCTGAGAAATCGATCCCAAGTTCTTCAAAAATCAGCTTGGTGTGTTCCACATGATCGATGTCCACGGCGCACGTTCCAGACGCCCCGTGCAGCAGCCCCACATTATGGGTGGGGTTTTGCTCGTAATACAGACGCGCCTTTTCTGGGTCAGACAGCGCCTGCTCTGGCTTCTGCCAGCCAAAGCGGGTTGGGCCTTTTGTGCCAGCGGGTATCGTAACCAGATACCAGCCCAGCTTGGAGCAATACTCTTCCACGTTAGTCATTTTTTTTGACCCTCTATTTATATACGGTGAGATATTCTGACAATTTCCTCCATGTGTTCAGACTGATTCGTTCGTTGCCCTGCTGCACGGCCTTTACGGTGGGGTGCGACAGCCCAGATTTCTCTGCCACAACCGTCAAACGTCGATCTTGCAGGGCGTCTCTTATTGTATCAAGGGGTATCATATCGTCCATTGTAGTCTCCAATTTACATATTTTCAAAAAAGAGCTTTACACCATAAAATAAATTTCGTAAAGATCGGCGTGTAGAAAATGTGAATGAATGAATGAAAACGAAAACGGAGAACGAAATGGACAATATCATTGTAGATAGTCTTGCCGCCGATTGGTTGGCAGTTAAGGCAGAAGAAAAAGCGCTGACCGCAATGCGCCACGCGATTGAAGAGCAAATCGCAGCGGCTCTAGAAGCCAAAGATGAAGGCTCTATATCCCACAAAACTGAAGGCCATAAGATTACGCTGACACAGCCTGTGTCTCGTAAAGTTGATGCTATTGTGTGGGACAAAGTATCGAAAAAAATACCCCAACATTTGCAGCCAGTAAAACACACAATCAGCGCGGATGCTGCTGGCTGTCGATATCTTTTGGCTAATGAGCCAAAGCTGTGGGCAAAAATCGCGCCTGCCTTTGAAACAAAAGCTGGCAAAATCGGCGTCAAGGTTGAGGCTCTTTGATGCGCCTGACTGATGTCGAGCTTGAGATGCTGATTGCTGCTCTGGACGCTATCGTTGTGATGGATGGCGAAGACTGGCGATCAACAAAACTCAGATTAGAACGTAAATTGAACAGGTGGCGCGACCACCCAGACTTGGAGTTTGCAGAATGAGAAGCATGGATGAAATTTTGGACGAGGTGTTTAGCCTTGTTTTTGGGAGGGACTGGTAATGTTTAAGATCGAAAAGGGGGTGCCAATGACGGCACCCTCGCGGGATAGATCGGGCAAGTGGAAAGATTTGCTGGGTCAAATGGAAGTTGGCGACAGCGTTCAGCTTGATAGCCAGACGCAAGCCACATCCATTCGCAATACAGCCAAGCGCATGGGGCTGTTGGTGCATTGCCAACAGCAGGAAGATAGCAGCTTCAGAGCATGGAGGATTGAGTAATGGCGATTGATCTTAAAACATTGAGCAAGCCATCGGGCCAACGCCCGATTATAGCGACCATTTTTGGTGAGGGCGGCATGGGTAAAACTACACTGGCTAGTATGTGGCCTAGCCCAGTGATAATTCGCACAGAGGACGGCACAGCCAGCCTGACAGGCAATGACAACGTCAGCCTGTTTCCACTGTCCACATCCAGCCAAGACGTGCTGGACGCCATTGAGGCGCTTGCCACGCAAGACCACAAGCACAAGACGCTGGTGATTGATTCGATCAGTCAATTAGCGACTATGATTGAGGCCGAGATTGTCGCGGCTGACCCCAAGGCCAAGTCGATTAATGCGGCGGCTGGAGGTTTTGGTGCTGGTCAATCTGCGGCGGCTGAAAGGCACAGGCAGATCAGAGACTGGGCTGGATCACTGGCATACGAAAAGGGCATGAATGTCATCTTCATTGCCCATGCCGACACAGAACACTTGGAGCTACCAGATAGCGATAGTTACTCAAGATACACGCTGCGGTTGCATCGTAAATCTTTGGCAAACTATACAGACAATGTCGATCTTGTGGCGATGATCAGGCTAAAGACTTTCGTCAGAAATGGCGAGGGCGACAAGAAACGTGCAATTAGTACGGGTGAGCGCGAAATCATCTGCCATCCGCAGGCGGCATCTATCACCAAAAATCGTTTCAACATCAGTGAGCCGCTGCCGTTCACTTTTGACCGCAACCCTTTTGCAGACTTTTTAACAGAGTAGGAGAAACTAAAATGGACTTTAGCAATATTAACTTCGACGCAGTGGAAGTGGCACCATCGTTTGAGCCGCTGCCAGCAGGCAATTACAAGTGCGTGATTACCGATCACGAACAGAAGCCTACGAAGGCGCAGACTGGATCATATCTTCAGTTGAAGATTGAAGTGATTGAGGGCCACTACACTGGCCGTGTGGTGTTCGACAGATTGAACCTTGAGAACCCTAACGCCACCGCCGTTGAGATCGCAACTCGCACTCTCAAGTCTATTGGCGCGGCGTTGCAGGTTCCTCTGCATAATTCGGAGGAATTGCTGGACAAGCCACTGATGGTCAAGCTGGCGGTACGGCCAGCGTCTAATGGCTATGAAGCCAGTAATGACGTTAAGGGGTATGCAAGTGCTGGTGCGGCTCCAGCGGCTGCACCACAGGCGGCGGCTGCTCCACCTTGGAAAAGATAATCTATTTTGCAATGGGGTGGCTTTTGCTGCCCCATTTTACAAATAGAGAGGAGCCAAGATGAACCTTGAAAAATATATGCAGCCCACCACAGTGCAGAAAATTTACGAACACTACGAGACCAGCCGCGAGAACGGCCACAGGCCGCATCTGGGGGGGAGCCAGATAGGCAACCCGTGCAGTCGGGCATTGTGGTATCAGTTTCGACACGCAAGCTCACAGAGCTTTGAGGGGCGTATGCTGCGCCTGTTTGAAACGGGTGACCGCGAGGAAGAGCGGATTGTGGCAAACTTGAGGGCGATTGGGGTCGAGGTGTGGGAGGTCGATCCAGAAACGGGCCGACAGATTAATTACACGGCCTGTGGTGGTCATTTTGGACTTAGCTTAGATGGAATTGGCGTTGGCTTCCCAGAAAGCAAAGAGACACATACGCTGGAATTTAAAACGATGAACGACAAGAGCTTTGCTCAGACCAAGATGAAGGGCGTCAGGATCAGCAAGCCGATCTACTGGGCGCAGTGCCAAGTTGGAATGCACTTGGCTGACATTGATCGTTGCTATTTCTTTGCGGTGAATAAAAATAACGATGAGATTTACGCAGAGCGGATCAAGCGGGATCGGGCAGAGGGTGAAATGCTAATCAGCAAGGCCAGCAATATTATCTTTGATGAAAAGCCACCGTCTAAGATCAGCCACGACCCGTCAAAGTTTGCTTGTAGGTTTTGCAATTATATTCCGATTTGCCACGGTGGTGAATTGCCAGAGGTTAATGATCGGACGGACGCCCACAGCACCCCAGAGAGGGACGGCACTTGGAGCCGCAAGGAGGGCGCGGGGGGCCACCTGTTTAATCCGTTTATGGTTCCTGACGATTGGGAAATCATAGACGCTGGAGATGATTTCGTGGAGTATCAAACACCGAAAGGCGTCATTCGCAATCAAGACAACAGCGAGGAATTGAGGGAGAAGTTTAGTGAAGACGCCAAGTGAAATGATGGATATCGTGAATGCTCTGTACTTAACCTTGCCTGACGAAATTGAGCAGGAAGAAATGGCCTGCATTTTTACGGTGCTGCTTGGAATGTTTGGGTTAAATTTGGAATGGCATAAAATAAAAGATCGTGTGTCCAATAATGTCGCAGACAACATCTCAGCCGATTTGGACGCTGACGAAATAGGTGTGCCAATTATGAGCCAAGAGACAATCTTGAAAGCGCAAAAAGATGCTGATGACTTTCTGGGGAAAATTGTAAAATGACATTGGAAAACTGGTGGGAAGATTTGGAATTGATGCGGCGTTTGTTTCGCTATGATGCAAAGACTGGATTGATTTACGCAAAGGATCGATCAGAGGAAGATTTTTACGACACTGGCGAGGGCAGTTCATTTGTTAGTGCTGCGGGTGCTGCCGCTAAATATAACAAAGAACGCAGTGGCAAGCTGGCTATGAACCGCAGGGTAAAGACTGAGAGATCGACGTGCTATTATTTATGCGGTGGCATTTCTTATCGCGGCCATGACAAAAAAATGCAGGCGCATCGCGTGGCTTTCTTTTTGCATCACGGTCATTATCCCCAATGGCCTAACTCTGTGGATCATATCAACAGAGATGGCTGCGATAACAGGATCGTAAATTTGCGTGAGGTCACGGCGAGAGAGCAGTCAGCTAATACTGGATTGAGTAAGTCCAACACATCAGGCGTCAAAGGCGTTAGCTTTTTAAAAGACAAGGGCAAGTGGAGGGCATCGATGAATATTGATGGAAAGAAAACCAATCTTGGTACGTTTTTAACAATGAACGAGGCAGTGGCTGCAAGGCTACAAGCGGAAAAAAGAATTCTGTCCCATGACCTTTGAATTACGCGATTATCAAAGAGAAGCCGTCGATGGCTTGTACAATTATTGGGCAAGCAAGGCTGGCGATAATCCATTGATCGTGGCACCCACTGGATCGGGCAAGACGGCTATCATAGCCCAGATCGTAAAGGACGCTATGTCATTTGCTGGCACACGGGTAATGATTGTGACGCATGTAAAAGAGTTGCTGGAGCAGGGGGCCAATGGCCTGCTGAAAATGTACCCAGAGGCTGATTACGGGGTTTACAGTGCGGGGCTGAAACAGAAGGTCTTAGACCGCCCCATTACCTTCGCAGGCATCCAGTCGGTCTGGGAACGCGCCTATGACATCGTTCCTGCGCCAGACCTGATCTTGATCGATGAGGCGCATATGTTGCCCAAGAATACTGAGACCAGATACAATCGCTTTATTGCCGATCTGAAAGTTTGCAACCCCGCGATAAAAGTGGTGGGCCTGACAGCGACACCCTATCGATTGGACAGTGGCTATCTCCACAAAGGCGAGGGCGCTATCTTTGACGGCATTGCCCATGACATTCCAATAGATATGTTGATGGAGCAGGGCTACCTGTCGCCTGTCATATCGAAGGGCGGTCTGAACCAGATTGATCTGACCAACGTAAAAAAACGGGGCGGTGAGTTTATTGAAAGCGACCTTGCCACTGCTGCGTCCGATCCCGAATTGGTGAGAAAAACTGTCGAAGAAATTGTAGAACTGAGCGAAGATCGCAAAAGTTGGTTGGTGTTTAGCAGCGGCGTCGATCACGCGCATATGTTGGCAAATGAGTTTGATTACCACGACATTGAGGTCGCTGTGATCACTGGCGGCAACAGCAACAAAGTACGCCAGAAAACCATTGCCGATTTTAAGAGCGGCAAAATCCGCTGCCTAATTAATGTAAACGTCTTAACGACTGGATTTGATCACCCTGCCGTCGATGTTGTTGCGTTGGTCAGGGCCACAGCATCTGCTGGTTTGTATGTCCAAATGGTTGGGCGTGGCACTAGGATTGCCGAAGGAAAGACTGATGCCCTCATTCTGGACTTCGGCTCAAATGTACAGCGTTTGGGTTTCATAGATAGGGTGAAACCCAAAGATAAATCTGCGGGGGCAGGCGAGGGTACGGCACCCGTGAAGCAATGTAAGTCTTGCCAGACGATGTGCTTTGCGGCGGCACTGCAATGCCACGTCTGCGGCCATGAGTTTCCACCACCAACGCTAAACCACAACTCCAGCAGTTATGATGGTGCCATGCTGTCGGGCCAAGCAAAACCCGAATGGGTGGACGTGGACAGCGTTCTTTATCACCGCCACCGCAAGGAGGGCAAACCTGATTCAATCAAGGTGACGTATTACGCTGGGTTGCGATCTGTAAACGAATGGCTCTGCCCAGATCACGGTGGCTATGCGGCCAGCAGATATCAGGCGCGGCGGTCACTGCTGGCCTCTGGCGCTGACACAACCGACGAGGCGATGGACGAGTGCCACTTTTGGAATTGGCCCAGCCGCATCAAGATAAAACCAAGCACATACAATCCGAAATATTTTGAAGTTGTGCAGTTCGACTATACAAAAGTGGAGAGAAAATATGAGACGCAAGAAGGCCCAATCGCTGACTGGGGTGTCGAAGACATACCGTTTTAAGCACTCTGAACACAGCGAACAGGTGGGTTTTGTGAACTGGTTTCGGGCCAAATATCCACACACTTTGATCTTTGCAATCCCCAACGGTGAGAAGAGATCGATCAGCGTGGCGACACGGCTGAAGGCAGAGGGGGTAACCAGAGGGATACCCGATCTTTATATCCCCTCCTGCAATTTGTGGGTGGAAATGAAGAGGGCCACGGGCGGCAGGCTGTCTCCCGATCAAAAAAAAGTGATCGAATATCTGAGATCAGTGGGACACACTGTGATCGTTGGAAAGGGCGCAGGCGATGCGTCGAAGCAAGTGCTGGAGTTTTTGAAAAAATGAAAGCTCACCAAAAAGTAGTTAGAGATCGTGTTGCGGAAACAAAATCTGGTGATTTGTTTGGCAGTTGGTGGAATGATGTTGATACAGACATTTCAAAAGCTGTGGTGCGAGAGACAACACAAGCTACAGCAAAAAAAATCATTGAAGAATATGAATGGCTGGGCTGTTTGGCCGCTGTGAATTGGCATTATTATGGCATATTTTTTGACAATGTTTGCGGTGGCGTTGCTTGCTACGGCCAAGAATATATTGAGAATTTGGGCATTTGGGACAAATACGATTACACGGGAAAAATAATTCTTTTGAACCGTGGCGCTTGTGTGCATTGGGCGCATCCTCATTCTGCCAGTAAATTAATTAGGCAGTCCATGAGATTGCTGCCTAAAAAATATGAAATAGTCACTTGTACAGTTGATGATTTGGCTGGAGAGATTGGAACAATTTATCAGGCTTGTGGGTTTGATTATGTTGGATCGATGAGGGATGCCAATCCTAATGTGAACAGCAGGAAGGGCGACAGATCAGCATGGTTAATCAATGGAAAATTATATGGCCCAAGAGCTATGCGCCAGCAATTCGGCACAACTAAAATTGACGTAATAAAAAAATCGCATCCGAATGTTGAGCATATAAAACAAAATAGCAAAGGCAGATATTTTGCATTTAGAGGCTCTAAAAAAACAAAAAAAGAAAACAGGAAAAGTATTGATCACTTGATAAAACCTTATCCAAAGAGGGGAGTAGAATGAAAAAACTAACACCAGCGCATGAAGCTGAACTGCGACATTTGAGAGGCCAAGTGGATCGTTTAGAGGGGGAGGCTTATCGCACAAGCCCAGTCCCAGATGCACAGAACGATCTCTGGTTGGCGCGACAGGAACTGAAAAACTTTGTGAGTGGACTGAGACAAAACGATTACCAAATCTGAGGGAGAGAACAGATGACAGACGATAAGCTAGGCCAGAAAATGTTGGAGTTTGAGCGCAGCCAGACAAAAATTATTAGAACCACTGGGAATGAGTTTCTGATAGGCAAGCCAATGCGACCCACTTTGCCGTGCGATATGGAAGAGCCAAAGCCGAGCCGTACAGATACTGGCGCGTTTACGCCGATCTTGAGGGCGCTAGAAAAACACGGGCCAATGACCAGTCGAGACTTGGCGCGGCTACTGAAGAAAAACTCACACAATATTTGTGGAACAATTCGACACGCCGTGGCGGCTGGATTAATTGATCAGACCCCTCACTCTATCCCAAGAGAGGAAGATGAGGACAATAAAACAAACGGCCACATGGATTGCTGGCTGTACCACATCGCGGCATAGATCGCATCGGGGGAAAGTCGCCCATTTTGGCTTCCCCCCATTTTCCCCCCATATATTCCCCCCATATATTAATTAAATATATTTAATTTGTATTCTGCTATTGTATCTCCGATCAGAATGCCTATATGTATTGTGTAAGATCAAAAACTCAAAAAATGGAGAGACCCAATGAGCATCGAAACCAAAAACCTTACTGCCAATCAAGTGAATGCCATGACTGCCTTAATCAAAAGTTGCCTCGGCAACATGGGCGGTTCAACCCTCGCTGATTTAGAAGACGATCCGTTTACATGGGTTGATGCCTCTGATCTCGTTGAAGCTGGCTGGGGCCAAAAAGAAGCTGAAGGCACATTCGGCTCACTGGTCGCTGCTGATTTAGTTTATCTTTATGACCAACGCTCGGCTGGCGATGGAGGTAACTTATATTCGCTGGCGGCAGACTGGGACGTTCTTCGCAAATTTCACTCATAATCCAACGAGGGGCTACGGCCCCTCATCCAACGATCTAGAAAGGATCAAAAAATGAGACTCTATACCAACTCAAAAGGCCAGTGGGTCGGAACGCAAGCCGAAGCCAAGACAATTGGCGCGGAGCAGACTGAAGTTCCCACCGACAAGCCCAGCCTGCTGGCGTGGCTCAACAACAGGACAGAGGCTGCAAATGCCCTTGGCCTGCCAGTGGACCCAGTGCCAGCCCCAGTGGTCACTGAGAGGGTGACAAGCCACCCACAGGGCCGACCACACCCTTGGGTGACCATCAGGGAGTGCGCTGAGAAAGCATCGCTCAAAGACTTGAGCCACGCTCTGGCGATCTACATGAACCGTGTCGATGAATTGCTGGACGATTAAAAATATTAATTAAATGTATCTGGGGGTATTGTATTCCCAGATATACTTCTTATATGTATTGTGTAAGAGAGAAAATTAAAAATCAGGAGACAGACTATGACAACAATCGCCGAAGCCAAAGCCATCGCAAAGCACATCAAATATCATGTGCGCCAGCGTTTTCTGGAGCAGGAGCGGGAGGCTTATTATAATTACAAGAGCGAAAGTCGCGCTTGTGGTTATGAGGTCGAGAGCTTTGAAGAGTATATTGGCGATAGGAACTTGAAAAACGAATTTGCTGAGTTTTACGCCAGCCTGACCGAACAAGAATTGTCGGAATATTAACCACCGCCCCACCCACCCACTATCCAATCAGGAGACAAAAAATGAAAATCACTAAAGCAGCCATCCAAGCCCTCGCCACCCAATCGGTCAAAGCTCAATATGCCCGTGAGACTGACAAGGCTTTGTATCTGGAAGAAATCATTGTTTTGGCTGGCTTTGACATCAGCCTGACTGACCGCCCCGATCAATGGGATCGCTGCATCGAATGGCTTGAAAACGCCATCGCTGCTAGATGGACGGCTGCACGTTATTTAGTTTGACAGGGGCCACCGCCCCACCCACCCACCATTCAATCAGGAGACCATCCAATGCTTCCAAGAACTGCCCAAGCCCACACCCCCCTCCGCACCAGCAAGAGCCGCCACACATGGTGTGGCCCATACGCCGCCGCTGTGTTCATGCGTCAGCACTATGACGCCGCATATGAAGTGTGCCTGTGTCACACGTTTCGCGGCAAGATCACAGGCATGAGCAACAAGCTCATGAAGACGGTCATGGGGGCCAATGGCATTCAGATGACGTTACACTACTGCCGTGAGGTTGGATCGTATGCCAGACACAATCCTACGCTGGCGGCTTGGCTCAAGACCCGTGATCGCAAGAAGACCTATCTGGTCAACATCACGGGCCACTACATTGTGGTGTCGGGCGACAAGACCATCGACAACCAGTCTGGCGAGTGGCACAGCGTCCGTAAATCCAAGCACCGCCGCAAGCGCGTGGCCTACGCTTGGGAAATAAAATCACCCCACTAATAAATTATTTAAAGATACCCCTTGATATATCTTGGGGTATCACTATATGTATTAGGTAAGATCAAAAATTCAAAAATCAGGAGATCAAAAAATGAAAGTATTCAATTTTACAGACGGCGTTAAGGGTGAACTTTTGGGAGACATCAAAGTTGCCAGCGCACATTCTGGGGGCCATGTTGAAAAAAATGGCGTCAACTATAAAGTTGAGTTGGCAAACCCTGCAAACGTAAAGCCTGTTGCTGGTGGCAAATCTGGTGCTGAATGGACATGGCACCACGCTGTAGAACATCGTGTCGATGGAGAAACTAAAGACATCACCGCCGAAGATTTTGGTGTTGGCGCAATCTGTTTCTGCACAGGTGAATATTACGTTGCTTGGTATGCGGGTCATCCAGAAGTGCAAACAGAGTGGTGGTGGACAGTTGTCGGCACAAACGATTGGAACCGCGAAGCCTGCAAGTCAGGCATTCTTAAAGCCACCAAAATTTAATTCAACGGGGGCTTTGGCCCCCACCAATCAAGGAGAGAAAATATGACCAGCAAAATCTTTAAATTTGGGCGGCACACGTTATCGCTTATCCACTCACCCTCTTCCAAATTGTTTGCAATCAAATCCAGCAAAAACTCTTACGGCGATAGAGTAGTGGCATTACATTTAGGCAAAGTCGGGGGGTGGTATTGTTATCGCCCCTGCGCCTAATCAACAGGGGGCCATCGCGCCCCCACCCATCAAGGAGACAGAAAATGGCACGTAGAAGTTTTAAAATCTTTGGGATTAAAGACGGTGGCTCAGAGGAGTGGGTCGATACTGTCAGCAGCCCCAAAGCGGGAAAAGCCGCACATGAGGCAATGAAGACGCAAGGCTACTTTGATTACATCCGTTGCCGCGATTGCTTGGGCGGCTTGCGCTTTGAATACAATTTAAAAACAGGGAGGAAGACAGCATGATGATCCCCTGCCCAGTGTGCGACCACACTGCCTATCACGGTAAGGTCGAAAAGACTGTCTACCAACGTTTCGGTGGCACACTGGAGCCTGTTGGAGAATGGGTCGATTGCAATTACTGTGATGGCAGTGGCGAAGTTAAGGAGGATGAAGATGAGCGATGAGAAAGTAGTTAAATTTCCTGAGCCTCTGTCCGATCTGGATCGGCAGTTTGAAGAGCTTGAAAGGCAGCGTGAATTGATCAGGGAGCAGGCGCGACAGCTTGCTGCTGTTCACAAGCCCAAATAGCCGCTATAATCCCCCTAATTCCATTTAGGGGGTGATGACCCATGATCGATCCTGTGAGCGCCTACGCTGCCGCCACAACCGCCTATAAAGGCGTTAAAATGCTGCTGCAGGCTGGCCGTGAAATCGAAGACGTTTCAAAGCAGCTTGGGTCTTGGTATAGCGCAGTGGCTGATATTACTCGCGCCGAATCACAGCGCAAGAACACAACGTGGCTGGAAAAGAAACAGCACGGCGAGGCATCAATTGAGCAAGAGGCGATGGACATCACGATCCGCGCCAAAAAATTAAAAGAATTTGAATATGAAATTCGCGTAATGCTGGACTATCGTTTCGGTTTAGGCACCTATGAAGGTATGCTTGATATGCGCCGAAAAATAAGAAAAGAACGCGAAGAGACTGTGTATCGGGCAATGGAGGCAAAACGCCAAATGGCAAACAATCTTGCAATCACGGGATTGGCTGTGGGCATTGTGGCCGTTTTGGGAGGCGGCATTTATTTGCTGACGCTTGTGTTATGACAGGCTCTTGGGTGCTGTACATTATTATATTCTTTGTAAATGGTGAAACGATTGTGTTAGAAAATGATGAAAAATTTAAAACAGAAGATCAGTGCTGGGCCGCAGGCATGATAAAGGGGCCGTATCTTTTAGAGAAAACTTCACATATTTTTGGCGTACCTGTGAGGGGCAGTTTTTCATGCCAGAAGGCAGGGCAGAGTGCTTAAAGTTTTATTGATGTCCGTAACGCTGGCTGGCGTTGCCAATCCCACGCACGTTCAGTGCCACCTGTGGAAAAGGCTTACCGACAAAAATACTGGTCAGAAAATTTGCGTTTATCGTTTTACAGCGGGGTATGGGGGTCTGGCCTACCATTACCCAACTCGCAGCTTCAAAGAGTGTCCCAAGGTTTTTTCCTGCGTTTATGAAAAGAAAGACAAAAGACCCACGCTAAACGAGATATTGGATGGGTTAAGGGACGGCTTCTGAGCTATTCAGCGGCCTGTCGTACCTGTGCCGCTGCGTCAGTGCCTCTGAGAGACCTTATGAGGGCCGCTGTAGCCCCGTCTGCATCAAATTGCATTGTCGGTACTTTCACGCTGTCATACATAGCCTGTGCCTCTGGTGTGGCCGCTTCTGCTGGCCCTACGCTACTTTCATTTGTTGAAGACGCCAACAGTGCAGCTTCCAAGAACCCACGGCCATCACTAATATTGAGAGCATTTGCCAGTCGTTTAAACGCAGGCGTTTTAATCGCAGCAGCAATTTCTGGTTCAGACGCTGAGACTGCAAGTTTTTTGAACGTAGAGCTATTAAAGAAATCACCCGCCGCAGCAATTTTAATTTTGTCTTTTTTTGACAACAAAATCTCACCCAGAGTGTCCATAGCCATAGCCCCAGCTTGGCCTCCACCCGCATAACCAACGCCAGCACGAACAATTCTATTCCCCATAATTCTTTGGAAAACAGTTTTTACGGCTCCTTCGGCAGTAATCGCCTGCACCACAGCTTGATTGGCCTTACCTGTCGGAATAACCGCCGCACGGCCCTGCGTGATGAGCTTGGAGATGTCATTGAGATCGTTGAAGACCTTTTCCGTTTCGGGGCCAAGAATTTTAATCACCCGTTTATAAACGTCATCGTTTATTTTAAGCGCATTAAAAGTTGACGAAAATTTGGCAAAATCAAACGGCCCATCAAATGCCTGATTATCAGACCTAGATATTGCGCCAAGTGCAGTTGCCAATGCCTCTCTTTGCATTTCTTGGGGAACTAATTTTAAAATCCTGTTTAGATTTGTAATATCTCCCTTTTTTGATCCCTGTGACATTGCTGCTGTTAAAACGCTGGCTATACTTTTTTCGCCATCTTTAGCAAAGAAATTAATCATACGTTTTTCTAGAGCTTTTTGTTTCGCCGTTGTTTGATTTGCCAAACGCAGTGTGGCTCTAGCTTCATCTCCACCAACCTTCTGCGCCGTTGCAAGATAATCTTCGGTTAATGCTCCATATATACGTTTTGCGGTTCCTATATCCATATCAGCATATTCGCCTTCACCTTGATTTACGGCTCTTCCAATGCTGGTTCTGAATTTTTTCAGTGCGGCGTAAGTCAAAGGCGTGTTTGGGTCTGTTAATTTATCGAAAAGAATTTTTTCTTTTCCTGTCAAGCCACCTACGCCGCCAAGGTCTTCAAGCATTTTATTCAAAAGCATCACACTATTTTGTGGCTCTACCAATGAGCTTGCTGGGACTGCTGCGTCAACTTCTTTGTACAACCTTTTTGCGGCTCTTTCTAACTCTGCTCTTGTTTGCAAAACAGTTGTTTTAATTCTTGCAGCCACTGTCGAAATATCAGGCGTGGCATCCATTTCTGCCATTACTTCATTGGCGCGTCTAGATGCAGCAACAACAACATTTCTAAAATCTGCTTCGGCTTCCGACCCTGCAATTGATCGGCTTAGACCAGCCGCACTTTTTAGCTGCGTGTCATTGCTTAAAATATCTGCTGGCACGTCAATGCCAAGGCGCTCTGCCGCTGCCGCTGCGTCTGGATTTACTTTAGCCGCTGCCGCTAGAGCTTCCGCTGCCTTCTGTGAGCCTCTGCCACCAGTGGAAGCCACACGAATTAACTCGCCCAACGCATCTGGAGTTAGGGTAGGTGCCGCCCGTGCTGTGGCTTGTGCTGCCACAGGAGCCGTGGGGGCCGCTGCAACGGGGGCAGGGGCTTGAGCAGTACGCATTGCTGTGATCTCGTCAGGCGTAAACTGTCTAGCCACCTGTGCCTCTGTTATGCCGCCCACGCTT